CGTAGCCCTCACTGGACGTACTACGACCGGCGTAGTTGGGACAGTTTCTGTTTCCGGCACAGCCAACGTACCCCTCACTGGACGTACTACGACCGGCGTAGTTGGGACAGTTTCTGTTTCCGGCGCAGCTAACGTAGCCCTCACGGGAGTCACGACGACTGGAGCCGTGGGCACTGTTTCCGTTTCCGGCGCAGCTAACGTAGCCCTCACGGGAGTCACGACGACTGGAGCCGTGGGCACTGTTTCTGTTCTTCCTAGCGTAACTGTAGCTCTCACGGGAGTCACGACGACCGGCGTCGTAGGGACGGTTGTTGCCCAGCAGGCTACGTTTATAAACGTCGTAGGGGTTACGACAACTGGGGTCGTAGGCGATGTTTCCGTTATTCCCGGCGCGGAAGTGGCGCTTGTTGGTGTTACTACGACTGGAGTGGTTGGGGCGGTTTCCTTTATTATATGGAGCCAAATAGTCCCCAACCAAAATCCAAGCTGGGTGCCTGTGAACGATAGTCAGACTGGAGTATGGAGTGCGGTGAACGATTCGCAAACCACTAGCTGGACGCCGGTAAACGATACTCAGACGGGCACTTGGACGGATGTCAATGATGCTCAAACCCCAAATTGGACGCAAATAGCTGCGTAAAAGGATCTAAATATGTCTTCTACTTATTCTAATCTGGGTATTGAACTTATCGGCACAGGCGAACAGGCCGGTTCGTGGGGCGGAACTACTAACAATAATTTAGACGATATTATTGATAACGCTATTGTTGGGTATGTGAAGGTAACGCTTACTACTGCCGGAACTTCGGGGTCGCCGAATACTCTTAATGTGGCGCAGGGGCCGTCCGTAGTAACTGCATCTGATGGACAAAAACGAGTTATTGAGGTTTACAGCGCCTCCGATCTCGGCGGGGAGGTCTATCTCCAAATTACCCCCGCTACATTTGCAGGGTACTACTTCATCCGAAATAGCCTAGCAGGTAGCCGTTCGCTTCGTATTTTTCAAGGAACCTATTCTGTCGGGAACACGGTGCTACTTGCTAACGGCTACGACGCCGTAATTCGCTGCGATGGCGCAGCAACCCCCATTGTGTCTCTTGTGCTTAGTAACATCCAAGGCACAGTGTTAAATGCTACGAACACTGCGGTCACTAACGACGCAGCAACCGCAGTAGCGGTCTACCCCACTTGGGTCACCGCAAACACGGGCAACCTGCCGCAGAAAACCACCAGCGCGTCATTTTCTTTCATTCCATCTACGGGGGTTTTGACCGCAAAATTTTCAGCAAGTGCAGGTACTAGCAGTGTCCCGCCGTTACAACTTGCGTCAGGGGTTAACTTGGCGTCAGTTACAGCGGGCGCGGTGGAATACGACGGTACTGTTTTAACTGCTACCCCCAATACAAGTTTCAAACGCGCCACAATCCCGTTGATAAACTACACCTCCGGTGTCGGCACAAGTTTGACTATAGGGTCAGAAACAACATCACAAACACTACTACCGTCAGCAAACGACACTATTACGTTACCAATAGGAACTTATTTTTTAGATTTATTTTGCACAATTTCTAGAGGTTCAACTTCTCTAACTACCGCTAACCCCCGGATAAACATTTTGGGGGCTGGCGGCGCAGTGGGGACATTTAGTGGCGCGACAATAAGTTCTATTTCTAATGGAGGGGCATCAGTTATTTACGGGTTTAATGGGGTAAATATTAACGTAGATAATGTGGTAGGCCCATCTAGTTCTTCTCCTACAGCTGTATATCACACTACGTTAAGAGGTATGTTGAAAATTACAACAGCGGGGACAATTATTCCGCAATACTCGTTAAGCGCAAACTTGGCGTCAGCGGGGTCAGCCTCTACTCCAAATGTAGTGTATTTTAATCTTAAACAAATGGATGCTCAAAGCGCGACGGCTTTTGGCCCCGCTGGCGCGGGTTGGGGCTAATTAAAACTGATTAACTAGGAGACTAAAAGTGAGCACTATGAATACTTTTTGGAAGATCGAACGCCTGACTCGCGATATCGACACTGGCGGCGTCCTTGTGGCTCACTGGCGTGCTTTTGCGGATGACGAGGGGTTCCAAGCCACTGCATTCGGACATGTCGGCTTTGCTCCAGACAGCACCAAGGAAGACTTCATTCCGTTTGAAAGCCTGACCGAAGAAGAGGTCAGCAAGTGGGTTTTGGAAACGCTTGGCGACGAGCGTGTTGCGGAAGTGATGGATGCCATGAAAGTGGAAATCGACCGGCGTAAAGCTCCGACGACTTCCGAAGGTCTGCCTTGGCAGCAATAGCTAATGGATTTACAAATCGTAATTAACCTTGGGTTGGGGGTCATCATGGCGCTACTAGGATGGTTCGCCCACGAAGTGTGGAGCGCGGTCAAGGAACTGAAGTCCGACATGTCGGGCCTCCGCGAAGACCTCCCAAAGGTTTATGTGATGAAAGAGGACTATCGCCGTGATATCCATGAAATTAAAGATATGTTGTCGCGGATCTTTGACAAACTAGATGGGAAAGCTGACCGATGAGAGAAAAGTTGAGCGTGTGGGTGACATTGATCGCCACAATCACGTTAGCCGCAATTCTTTTAGCGATGGTTGCTGGAATGATGATGGGGTTGTTCAACGAAAAAGTGGATAACAACAAAATCTTTGAAGCGGTACTTCCCGCGTTCCAAACCATCGTCGGTGGGTTTATTGGGTTGATTACTGGTATCAAAATAGCCTCGGATGACAAACCATGACTTTTGAAGAATCTTTCAAGGTACTTATCGGGCACGAAGGCGGATACAGCGACGACCGCAACGACCCCGGCAACTGGACTGGCGGCAAGGTTGGCGTTGGCGAAATGTTGGGCACTAAGTATGGCGTCGCCGCTAACTCCTATCCGATGGAGGACATCAAGAACTTGACGCTTGAGCGAGCGCAGCAGATTTATCGCCGGGACTATTGGGACAAATTGCACGCTGACGATCTCCCCAAGCATGTGCGGTTTGCCGTCTTTGACGCTGCCGTCAACTCAGGAGTTAAGCAAGCCGTAAAGTGGTTGCAAAGAGCGGTAGGTGTGGTAGATGATGGGGCTATCGGCCACAAAACGCTGAGTGCCATCACTGCGATGGATCCGTATAAGCTCGCCGCTACCTTTAACGGGCAGCGTCTCAAGTTCATGGCCGATCTCAAAACATGGGATACCTTCGGCAAGGGTTGGGCGCGGCGAGTCGCTGAAAACCTCATCAATCTGCCGTAGGAGTAGCTTCCATGAATCTCAAGTTTTTCCTTGACCGTGCGAAAGAACCCTCCACTTGGCGCGGCGCTGCCGTCATGGTGGGCACGCTTGGCGTGGGGGTTAATCCCGATGCTATACAGCAGATTGGTCTGGCGGTAGGTGCTGTCATCTCGGCCATCGAGATTTTCCGTAAGGAAAGCTAATGCCCCTTAAAAAACTGATATTTAAGCCGGGGGTAAACCGAGACCAAACCAACTACACAGGCGAAGGCGGTTGGTGGGAATGCAACAAAGTTCGGTTTATCTCGGGCTACCCCCTAAAATTGGGAGGATGGCTAAAATACTCAGTTACTGCGTATCTGGGGGTATGTCGCACGCTCTTTAATTGGCTGGCCTCCCCCAATTTGAATTACCTTGCGCTTGGCACTAGCAGCAAAATCTACATTGACAACGGCGGTACGCTCAACGACATCACGCCGCTTCGGGCCACCTATACGGGCGCGTCGTCGCCTCAAGACACCGACAACTGCCTTACCCCATCTGCTGGCTCTAACATAGTTACGGTAAACATCAATACGCATGGGGCGGTGACCGGCGACTACATGACGTTTGCCGGGGTCGCTGCGATAGGAAGTATCCCCGCAACTAGCTTCAACGGTGTCCAGTTTTATGTAACGGTGGTGAACGCAAATCAGTTCACGATCACAGTAGACACCCTAGCCAGCACTTCTTCCCCCGCTGGTGGTACGGGTATCACAGCATACTTCTATATCCCTTCCGGTAACGCAGTGGCTTCTGGAGGTACAGGATGGGGCGCTCCTCCGTGGGGCGGTTCTGGTACGTCTCCTACCACAGGTTGGGGTATTGCGTCGGCCACGACAATTTCTAACCCGCTTCGGTATGTCTATTTTGCGTCGCGATACGACGGGAGTACTAATTACACCGACCTTTTGTTCAACATCCGCAATGGTTCGATTTACAAATGGTCGGTGTCTCCGGGGTTCCCGTTCCCGTCCGGTAATGCCGTTGCATTGTCGGGTACGCAAGTACCACAGCAAGTTGGTCAGATTCTCTACGATACCTACAGCGGCATCTTAATGGCGTTTGGCGCTACACCTTATGGCGCGGGTAGTCCGTATACGATTGAGCCTCTTCTGGTGCGGTGGGCAAGTCAGGATGACTATACCAACTGGGATCCCGCAACGCCCGCATCCTCCACCGCTGGTTTTCTCACAATCCAAACCGGCTCAAACATTCTTAGAGCGGTCTCCAACCTCGGCGAAATCCTCGTATTCACTGAGCGATCAGTAACTTCAGTAACATTCACTGGGTCTAGCGACGTATTTTCTCAGAAGCTAATTTCTTCTGACATGTCTTTAATTGGAACAAACGCCGTAGTTGTTGTTAACAACGTATACTATTGGATGGGTACGGACAAATTCTTTATGTATAACGGTCGCGTAGAAACCATCCCCTGCACACTTCTCCAGCACGTTTTCAACAACATCAACTTTGCCCAAGGCGGTCAGGTTGTCGGCGGTTCGATTGAACGGTTTTTTGAAGTCTGGTGGTTCTATTGCTCTTCCGGCGCAACGGTCGTAGACAAATACGTTGTGTATAACTACGACGAAAACATCTGGTATTACGGCGACTGCACTGAAGGGATGAGCCGTACCGCATGGTCTGATTCCCCCTTGCGGCAATATCCCCAAGGGGCGAGTGGGGATGACAACTACCTGTACAACCATGAGCAGGGCGTGGATGCGGACACGTTGCCTATGACCTCCTACATCACTTCCAACAATTTTGACCTTGACCCAGATGGGCAAAAGTTCATGTTGGTGCGCCGACTCATCCCTGATGTGTCGTTTGCAGGATCTACCACTGCTGCCGGGGTTAGCCCCACCGTAGATTTCACGTTGTACCCGCGCAACTTCCCCGGCTCGGCATATATGACTTCCAACGCCGAGGGCGAGGATTTTTCGCGGGCTGTTACGCAAGCCCCCGGATCTACGGTAGCGGTAGAGCAATACACCGACCAAGTTTACGTCCGTGCGCGTGCCCGTCAGATGGGTGTTTCTATCGGGTCTTCCGGGGTGCTGGGGGTTAGTTGGCAGTTGGGTTCCCCCCGTATTGATGTTCGTGAAGACGGTACGAGGGGGTAAATGTGGCGTTTGATAAGTTCAAATCCCCCCGCGTCCCCACCGCACCAAGAGAGTACGACTTCCCGTACTTCAACCAGCTTGCGCGGGCGTTGGATAACTTTTTTACGAATTTTGATTCTAAAGCCGGAATCTCAGTAGGCAGCGCGACTAACGATTTGTTAGTTACACCTTTTGCTAAAGACCCTATTACGGGGGTAGCGTCAGTTACTGTAGCGGCTACAAACGATAACTTAAAAATTCCACCGTATACATTTTTGCGAGTTAACCCGTCTCCTGCGGGGGCGTTCTCTATTTCTGGGTTTTTAACCGGCAACGCAGTAAAAGATTCTACTGGAGTGGTAGCTTTTTCTGCGTTAGATGGGCAGCAGTTAGTAGTGTTTAACCCCACTGCAAACGCTATGACTATTAAAGATCAAGCTACGTCCAGCGCCGTTCCCAACCGCATTATCACGAACACCGGGGCCGACATCGTTACGACAGGTTCCGGCGTTGTGTCGCTTATTTATTCAAGAGCAGATGCACGCTGGGTCGTCATCTCAGCGCAGCTTTAGGAGTTTGGTATGGCCGGTATTGCATCCATCGTAGACCCCAACTCCCTCGTTGCCCGGAAGTTCGCTACTGGCGGCACTGCGAAAAAGCCCACGACCATTAACCTATTTGGGCAGCAAATCACCCTCCCGGTTAGACCCGCGCCAACTCCGGTTAGACCCGCGCCAACTCCGGTTAGACCCGCGCCAACTCCGGTTAGACCCGCGCCAACTCCGGTTAGACCTGCGCCTACGCCCCCCGCGCCCGTTTTTCGAGGGTACGATTCTCTTGACGCATTGACCAACATTTCAAAAAGCGGCGGGTCCTTTTTGTTTACCGACCCCAAAACTGGGGCGCTTAATCCTGCGCTACAAGCACAGCTAGACCAACAGAAAGTCGCAGCGGCCAGTTACGTCCCTAAAAATGGGGATATGCGGTATGGGTTTGTGCAGTTTGGAAAGGGGATGGCCCCCGATAAAGACAACCGTAGCTTCCAAGAAAAGTTTGCCAACACCCCCGGTGCGGGGCTTTGGTCGGCGGGGATTAACCCAGACGACCCCCAAGCTGAAGTTAAAGCAAAAGCTATGTTGGATAGGCTTTTGGCTAACAAAGATCCTAAATATAGTCAAAGCGTATGGGGGAACGGGGCATGGGGTCGAGACGACGCCAAAATGCCGGGGATACGCCAAATCCTCGCCACAACCCCTAATATTAAAGCCACTGATTTAATTGATTACGCATGGCGTGCGCCCCAAGCGCAGAATGCCCTTCAGCCCCGCGATATTGGTGAAGACATTCTTGACATGGTTGCCGTTGTAGGTTTGACGTTAATGTCTGGCGGTAACCCAACGCTTGCGACGATGTATGGCGCGGCGCGGAACGGGGAAAAATCCGGCTCATTGTTAGGTGCTTTTGGAGGCGCACTACAAGCCTATTCTCTTGCTAGTGGGGTCGGTAGCTTAACTACCGCTATTAATTCCGCTGGTGGAGTGGGTAACTTTATAACCTCTATTCCCGGCAAAATTTCAACCACAGTTAATAAAATTTTTGCCGAAGGCGCTAAGTTTACTGGCGCCCCGCTTACTTACACTAAAACGGCAATTGATAAATTAGTTGACACCGCTACAAATAAAGTCGTAGATACTGTTACTAGCGCAAAAGATTTTGTGCGTGATTTAGCAGAAGCTCCGGGCGAAACGCTTGGATCTCTTGTGGGTACTCCAAATACCGGAGGTATTACAAGTCTTTCAAATGTTTCACCGGATATTCCGACTATCAATGTATCGGCTATTCGCCCCCAAGATCCATTTGGGGGGTCGCTTGGACTTTCTGGCGCTCCGTCATGGGTTTTGGGACATAATTTAGTTCCAGACGAATTAATCCCCAAAGAAAACATCACTGATACTTCAACAAAAGAAGGTGGCGGTGGAACTCCGGGCGAAGGCACTGCGGGGAGTGGGCAAGTTTCGCAAGCTGGCGGTGGCGGTGGCGGTGGCGGAACCCCAAACACCGGGGGGGTCACAGAACTTCCAAACCCTAACGCCGGGGGGGTCACAGAACTTCCTAATATCGACGCTGGTGGCGCTACGACCCCCGGCGGGGTTACAAACCTCCCGAGTGCCGCTGACATTGCAAATGCGGGTGGCGCTACGACCCCCGGCGGGATTACTACTCTTCCAAGTGGGACCCCAGAAATTGTCATAACAGCAAGTAGGGCTGCGGAAGATAATTGGCTTATAAACGCATTAAAAGTTTCGCCTAGTTGGATAGCAAGTCAACCTGCGGATGTAAAACATAAATTATATAACCAATTAAAAAATGAATATGGAACATTAGATCAGCCTAGAATGGACACAGATGCAAGGGGGAACACATACAGAGTACATGATTTAACTCGTCCCGAAGAAATTATGAAACCAGATACTATTGTAAATAGTAACGGGGATAGAGTAGTAATAGATTATTCTGGAAATGGTATTAATCCTAATGCGTTGGAAATAACTACAATTGAATCTCCAACGCCAACCCCAATAACTACGCCGACCCCAATTACGACGCCGGGGCTTCCGGGACTTTCTACTGCGGCAAGCCAGTATGTAAATTCGTTTGAACAAACTACTCCGGTAACCCCGCCGATAATCCCCACTGGCCCTGTTGGATCCGAACCGCTGATTCCGACAGTGCCCCCCGTGACGCCCGTGGTTCCGCCTACGCCTCCCGTGGTTCCGCCTACGCCTCCCGTGGTTCCGCCTACGCCTCCCGTGGTTCCGCCTACGCTTCCCGTGGTTCCGCCTACGCCTCCCGTGGTTCCGCCTACGCCTCCCGTGGTTCCGCCTACGCCTCCCGTGGTTCCGCCTACGCCTCCCGTGGTTCCGCCTACGCCTCCCGTGGTTCCGCCTACGCCTCCCGTGGTTCCGCCTACGCCTCCCGTGGTTCCGCCTACGCCTCCCGTTGGTCCGGTTGGTCCAATTACTATTTCACCGTACCCAGTAGGTCCAGTAGGTCCAGTAGGTCCGGTTGGTCCGGTTGGTCCTATTGGTACTGGCCCCGTTGGTCCAGTAGGTCCGGGCGGTCCGGGCGGCGGGGGAAGTGGTGGTGGGAATGGTGGCGGGGACGGCACGGGTGATGGCACGGGGAATGGGCCGGGGACCGGAGGTACGGTGCCGGATATTAAAATCCCGGCTGTCAGTGCGCCAAGACCTTCTGGAACCGCTGGTAAAAGCCCTGCGTTTACGGACTCAGAGGTTACATACTTAGGACTGTCTAAACCGGGGGAATATAAGCCGGTAACATATCAAGGGATTTCATCCGTCATGCCCTCTAAAAATATGCCGTTCCCATTGATGGGTGCCCAACAACCTGCGGCTTCTGCGCCAGTAGATAATTCATGGATTAATATGCTTAACCCACAAATGCCAACAGACCCCAACGCCGCTGGGTTTTTTGATTTCGCAAATTTTGGGTTTGCTGCGGGCGGCGACATCAACTCCCAAGATCCTATGAACCCAATGGGCGGTGCGCCTGCGTCGCAATATGGCCTCGCAGGATTGATGCGTGGGGGGCCTGCAACAAACAAACCAGTTGAAGGCTACCTTGACGGCCCCGGCGATGGGATGAGTGATTCAATCAAAGCCACCATCGACGGGCAGCAACCCGCTCGGCTTGCAGATGGAGAGTTTGTTATCCCTGCGGATGTCGTAAGCCACCTTGGTAATGGTTCCAGCAAAGCTGGTGCTAAGGTACTGTATGCTATGATGGATCGCATCCGCCATGCCCGCACAGGCAATCCTAAGCAGGGCAAAGAAATTAACCCCAAAAAATTCTTGCCCGTGTAACGGCGATTAGGAGAATACGATGCCGACTGCAAATCCAGTTGTTACCCCCACCCCACCTGCGGCTCCCCCTGCGGGGAAAGAAGCGGGGTTTTTTAACTCGGGGATAAGTGGTAGCCCCACAAGTGCAAGAGTAGTTTCTAGTACGAAAACTACTTCTAATACGTTTGATCCTAACTATCAAACAAGTCTTGATTCGGCAAGGTCGGCGATAGACACCGCGTTTAGTAAACCGTGGGAAAAACTTGCTAACCCGTCGCAATACTTTGCGCCGACTACCGCCGCGCAAACAAAGTATTTTACTGACACTAAAAACCTCACAGGTCCAGCGCAATACGACCAGTCTGGGAACCTCTACACGGGGGTGGGGGGTAGCACGTTCGATCAGGCGCAAGCCCAACAGTACATGTCCCCGTACCAAGATGCTGTTACTCAGGCCACGATGGCTGAGATGCAGCGGCAACAAGATCGAGAATTAGCGCAGCTTGGGCTAAGAAGCGTAATGGGCGCGGGGTTAGGCTCCAGTGGGTTTTCTCTTGCACAAGCGTTGTCTAACCAAAATTATGGGCAAAACGCTGCTGCCATGTACGCTAAGTTGCAGCAGGCTGCGTATGAAAACGCGCAGAAGCAATACAACGACGAGCAGAATCGGCGAATCCAAGCCGCTCAAGGGTTAGCTACGCTTGGGACTAACGTGAGTGCTTCCGATCTTGCTCGACTTGCAGCACAAGGGACCGCAGCAACCCAAGAGTACAACCTCGCCCAAAGGCTGAATGATCTTAGGTACAAAGAAGATAACGATTACCGGGAAGCCGCGATGAAGATGGCAGTTAATCGGGCTAATGCTATTGGTGCGATGCCGCATACTACGACCGAAACTTCCACGATCCCTAATGAAACAACTTCGATTTACGGGATAGACCCATCCGTTATGCAAACCCTTATTGGTGGTGCGGGGGGTATCCTTGATCTAATTGGTAAGGGTGGGGATGTCGCTGCTGGGCTTAAAGGACTTAGAGACGGTTGGAATACTTTTACCGACTGGTTTGGCGGAAGTAATAGTGGTGGCGGTGGTTCTTCATACGTTCCTACCGTTGGCGGTCCAACCACAACCTTGGATGATATTCAGCCATGAGCATACTTTCACCTGACACCATGCAATTTCAGTCGCTGGTTAAAAAACTCAGCGATGGGGCTTTGTCTCAAGCGTTGCAGATGCACGCCGATCCGTCCGATCCAAAAGGCTTTTGGCTTGCCCAAGAAGCTATGGGCCGCGCTGCTGCACGCAAAGATGCTCAGACGGGGAATGCTAACCAACCAACGGTTGCCCAGCAGTTAGCCCAACAGATGAACCCGCAGCAGCCTCCTATGCCGCCCCAAGGTATGCCGCCGATGCCGCCTCAAGGTATGCCGCCGATGCCCCCACAAGGTATGCCGCCTCAAGCACCGCCGGTTGCTATGGCTCAGGCAGGTGGGCATGTCCACGACTACGGTATCGCTGGCCTCCCTTACGAACCGCACTACGAGCACGGTGGGATTGTGTCGTTCGCCAAAGGCGGGGACGAAGGGTTATACGAAGGGCAAAGTTTTGAAGGGTACGACCCGGATGATGTAAGCCAAATGCTTGCGGAATTAGACACAAAAGGAAAAAGCAAAGAAAACCAACAGCAGTTAGAGGCGGATAGAGACGCAGCAGTTATCGAATCGATAATAAAAGCGGGGGCGTCAGGGCCGGTATTAGCTGGGGCTGGGTTAGCGGATTTAACAGCAGTTCCGTTTCGCCTTGCCGGATCTCTTGCGTGGGAACGTGGGGAAAACGGTGAACTTAAGCGGGGGTTTGATGATCCTAATTTCAAATTATTCCCAACATTAGAAAAAGCAAATAACTGGTGGCAAGCCCCTTCTGGGGATGATTTCGTTAGCACCCGCTATGACCCCAATTCAGACAACGCCCCGTTACCTAAAGAACAATATAAGCCAACTACCTCTAATGTGTTTTCCGCCCTCAACCCAAAAGCGGCGGAGCCCGTTAAACCTTTTGAAGCTGCCCCTACTCCGCGTCGAGCTTCACCCACTGATCTCTATAATCCATCTATCCCAACTATCGCAGCGGAAGAACCCGCCGCTCCAATGCCGCCCAATATCCGGGAAGTTACCCCGACTGGGTTAGCGTCAGGGGCGGATAGATTTTTGATGCGCGGTGCGGGCCTCCCTGCCGCCGCATCGGCTGTTTCGGGTGGTAAGAGTTACGATATTTCTGACACTGCAAAACCCGCAGAACGTACTCCACAAGACGATATAAAAGACGCGGAACAATTAAAACGCCTCAACGAATTGTATGGGTACAATCCAGACCTAAAACAAAAACTCATTGAGGAGAACTCTGCGGCGTTGGCGGGGCTTAGTAAGAAAAGAGGGAAAGCCGCGCTTTCTGATTTGGCCGCTGCTATGGTTGCGTTTGGGCAGGGTACGGCGAAACAAGGACTCATGTCGTTTGGGCAAACTCTTAATGAAAGGTTTCGTCAAAGCGATAAAGAAATTGATGCCGAAGAAGCCGCGTATAAGAAACGTGATTCCGAATTACGCGAAGGTATGAATGATCTTAGAAAAAATAACGTAGAAAAAGGCATGGCTAAAATAGAAAAAGCCAACGCAGATTTCACAGCTTGGAAAGCTAACCAAGAAAAAGGCGAAACTGAACGCAATAAAACAGCGTTTGAAAAACAACAAGACGCACAGCAAAAAGCACTTGATCGTGAAGCAGACCTTAGAAAAGCCTATGCAGAAATTGCAAGTGCTGAATACCGCACCCGGTATGCTTCCAATGCTACTGCTGGGGATAAAACCGACCCATTGTTAACAACGATGTTAAAAATTATCGAAAATCAGGGGGTTTCTCCCAATACCCTTATGCAGGAAGCGGGGGAAATAGACGCGAGTATTGATGACTCAGTGGTAGAAGCCGAGGTGGACCGCAGGACCGGCAAAACTCATGATTGGAGAAACGTAAAACCCGATTCTGAAGCTGCTAAACTGAAATCAGACATTCGGAAAGAAATGGTAAGTTCTATACTTTCCAATCGCGCCGCAGAGGCCGGTCAACTATCGGCAAAAGGCCCGGCTGCGGGACTACGGGCTTTGATGTCAGGCCAACCAACCAGCGGTACGTGGGGTCCTGATTTCTATTCCGTTCTCCCCCGTTAAACAAGATTTTGGAGTGTAGTTGAATGCCTACTTTTTTGGTTAGTACCCCTACTGGGCGTCAATTTGAAGTAGATGGGGCTGATGAGAACGAAGCAATCAGCTCACTCCAAAATTACTTAAGTGGGGAAGCTGCGCCGCAACGGCGCACTAGACTTACCCCCGAGATGATCGATGCGTACCAGCAATCGCTGGGCGCACCCGCGCTTAACCAAAGTTCTATTTCTGACGAAGACTTAAAAAGTAAGTTAGCCGAGTACGAACACAAGCCGGGGTTCTTGGAAAGCCTTGGCAGTGGGGCGGAACGTAGTTTCTCTCAAGCCGCCGTACTCAAAGACCAGCTACTCTCCTTGGGCGCGAAGGGTCTCGGTTACGACGACTACGCCAAGCAAAAGCTGGACGAGGCTGCTGCTAAACAAGAAGAAATCCAGCAGACCAACCCCGCGCAGTTTGAGTCTTATAAAGACGTTAACTGGAGCAATTTGCCCGCTTACGCTGGAGAAAGCATCGGCGAGCAAGCATTCAACGCGCTCACAATGTTGGGGTTTGGCGGGGTAGGCGGCGCTATCGGGAAGCGCGTTGTCACTTCAGCGGCGGAAAAAGCTGTGGCCGAGATGGCTGCACAGCGTGCGGCGGCAGGAGCGGCGGAAGCCGCAGTCCCTGCGGTAGAGCGACTCGTTGCCCGTGAAGCGGCCAAGGGTGCGGGGGTGGGCGGTAATATCGGGATGTACCTTGGGTCTTTTGGACTTAACGCCGGGGATACTTACCAAGGCATCTACGACAAGACGGGGGAAATGGCCCCCGGTGCGTCAGTAATCGGCGCTTCGATCAACGGCTTCCTCGACTCCATCGTCCCGGCGCGGTTCGTCAAAGCCCTGCGTGAGACCCCAACGCTCCGTGCAGAAGTTGCCGCTCGCATCGCTGCGGGCAAAGGCGTTGCAGAGGGTCTGCTCCCTGCGGTGAAAGCCGGGGCAATGGGTGCGCTCAAGGGCGGCGCGTTAGAACCTATCACGGAAGTGGGGCAGGAAATTGTCAATAAGCTCGCCGAGGACATTGTCGGCGAGTCGCAAGAGAAGTGGGGTTCCGAAGACTTCGACCGCTTTATCAACTCGGCTGCTAAATCCATCGCCCCCGGTATGCTCTTTGGTTTTGGCGAAGGGGTAGGGAAGCAGTCAAACAGACGCGCCATTGCAGATCGACTAGAGCAGCAACAACAGGCTCGGCAGTTCGACGCCGACCAGCTTGCCTCCGAGGAAGAACGCAAGCAGCAGTTGTACGAGGGGATCCCAGAGCTTGAGCAACAGGTCCAGATGCTGACTGAGGCGCTCAACCTACCAGAGAACCGCGCCCGTGCGGGGGAACTCAACTTCAACTTGCGGGAAACCCAGCAGCAACTGAACGACCTGTCGCAAGAACTTACCATCCTTGAGATGCCCCGCAATCAGCGGGCGCAGTTCTACGCTCAACAGCAGCAAGAAGAAGAAATCGCCCCGGAAGAGGAGGAAGCGCCGCCGACTGCGCCTGCGCCCGTTACGGCTAGAAGCGTGCTTGAGCCGCTGGGTGTTTCTGCGGAAGATATTAAGGGGCTGAACGTAAACCCCAACGCTCCGCTCCGTGGGAACGCCGCGCAACGAGTCGCAGACTTTATCGACCAGTGGCGGGTGAATCCCAATCTATCTCTTGAGCAAGCCCAAGCGGCGGATGCGGCACTTGCAGAACTCCCGGAACTCCAGTCGGACGCCATCAGCGTAGGTCAAAGGGAAGACCGGGAAGCACACCTTGCTGCGGCTCCCGACCTTGTGCCTAAAAAGATGGAGAACTGGTACAAAGCCGCGCAACAGCACGGGTTAACGCCCGAATCCCCAGACGCATGGCAGCAACTGTCTGATGCCCGCTATGCCGCTAGGAGCCCCTCAGTCCGTGCGGCGTTGACCGAGAAACTGAAGGCCGACTTCCCGGAACAGGAACAAGGGGAGGCCGACCGCGTTGCCGCGTTGACCGAACAGCAGCGGATGGCGGAGGAGCAAGCTAGAGCCGAGGCGGTGTTCAAGAAGGCGCAGGATGCGACGTACCGCAAACAGGTTAAGGACACCATCGCTAACTTCTTGGCAATAGCTAAGGAGCAACAGCGGAAACTGGAGGCGGCGCGGAAGCAAGCGGCGCAAGAAGGTAAGCTTAAGGCCGAGCAGGACGCGCAAGCGGGGACGCTGATCTCGGAGTTAGACAGGCACCTCAACTCCGACCTACCGGCGCTCACGCAGGCTCAGTTGGACGCCCCGGACAGCACCGCCGCTGCGGTCGCTTTGCGGCAGATGCGAGACACCATCGCCAAGAAACAGGAGGCGCTGAACAACTTAGCGCCCGTTGGGACCCGCCCGACCCCCCGCCCCGCGACTATTGCGCCGCCCAACATCACCGCTATGCAGACGGTCAGCGATGTGCTGCGTCATGCTGGGTTCCCCGGCGCGGCCAAGCCTAACGGGATGCAGCCCAACGCACCGCTCCGTGGTGCCACGGCGGAGAAGTTAGCTAACTTCCTACAGCGTATTAAGCCCGAGTCGGTTAAGGATGTCGCTCAAGGTGAGCGCATTGACGCGCTCAAAGAACACCCAGCGTTCGCCTTGGAGGAGATTGAGCGGACCAAAGCGGAAGATCACCAAGCGCATATTGAGTCGGCAGCGGGGCTTAGAAGAAGCCGGGAAGCGTTCCAAGCATGGCAGACGCAACTGCGAGGCGACTACAAGTTAGGGACCGATGCGGAAAAAGACCAAGCGGTCTACCGGGACCTGCGTACCGCACAGGGGGTCGCCCAAGACCATACGAAGAACCAGATTGAGAAATACATCTACAGCAGCCCCCCGCTGAAAAAGATTGCTGCGGAAGAGCAACAATCTGCGGGTCCGTTGGCGGAAGTCCGTGAGTCCCGTGCGGAGTCAAGGTCGGGAGCGGGGGCATTTTCAGAAGATGCGTTTCGTAAGGCAATGGGGGACGCGGTTAATTGGTCGGGGGATTACAAAACGCCCGGATATAAAAGCAAAGACAAATTAATTGAAATGCCAATTGCTGATTTTTTAACAATAGCGGACGATGGTTTTCAGCAAAAAAACTATGATGATGTTTTAGCTCTTTTTAGAAAAGGAATTAAATTTAATGCTATACCACAATTATCACTTTTTCGTGACAAAGATGGTAATATTAGAGGACAAGGGCATGAAGGAAGACACCGCGCTCGTGTTTTGAGAGATAACGGATACGATACGATTCCCGTCAAATTATTAACGGATATTCGTTGGTCTGAACAATCAGACCCTAAAAGTTTTGATTATTTGAAGAAGTGGCCGTCTAAAATCATATCTCAAGACGGCACCAAATCTATCCCTATGCTTGTTCCTCGCGAGCAGTCCATGACTCCGTGGAGTCCTTCAACGAAAATCCGTGAGTCCCGTGCGGGGAAAGTAACAAAAAATCGCACGCCGGAACTTCAAGCTGCTGCCGAAAAATTAAAGGCGGGGGAAATCACCCGTGAGGATTACGCCCGACTTGTGAATAAATACAAGCCGGTAGTGCCGTATGAGCAAGTTCCGGCTCCAGCGTCCAACGCCGATATGGAACAAGCGTTAGACAAACCCAAAGTTCCAAAAATTAATGCCCCGCGTGGTATGGCTAATGGAACGCCGGTTAAACTCCGATTAGATATTCCTGCGTATGATAAACACAACACATGGATAGTAACTGTCCATGAAGGGAATAAACCGGGGTTCAAAGCAGAAGCGGTTATTGGATACACCAGCACTGCGGCAGCTACTGATGTTACGTTTGGGTTAGAAACGGCGCAGGCTGGGTTAAATATCGCTGGGGGTAAACCGAAAGGCACTATTGCGACCATGAAGGGTAAGTGGCGCGACATGACTCCCGAGAAAGCAAAAGCTCGCGCTGATGCTGCCATGAAAGACCCAGCTTGGCGTCAGATTGGTATGGATCCAGAACGTCATGGGTACTTCTATGACCGCGAAACAATGCAGCCGATTACCCGCGCTGATGAAGTAATCCAGATTGGTCCGTTGGTTCTTGGGAAAAACGTCACCTACGGCAAACCGGACAATTTCCTATACTCCCGCGCTGCCGAAGGCTCCTCCACCAAGCCGACACCGGAGCAGGTGCGTAAGGTTATCGAAGACCGGATGGGGGCCAGTGCGGCTAATGTCACCATCGCCCGCACGCCGAAAGAAGCTGGGGTAGATAACGTCAAGGGCATCCACCCGCTGACCAAGGGCGCGATCATCAACGGCAAGGCGTACCTGTTCACCGACAACATGCGTGTCGGTAAGGAATTTGGCGTGTTCCTGCATGAGGTCGGCGACCACCTCGGGATGAAGAAGCTAGTCGGCGAAGGGAACTACAACTTCCTTGTCTCGCAAGTTCAGAAGTGGGCCGACAAGAACGACGGATCGCTGGAGTCCAAGATTGCCCGTGCGGCTATGGAGCGCATCCCGCAGGGGACCAAGAAAGAAAGCGAATTGCTCGCCTACTTCATCGAAGAGGCGGTGGACAACTACGGGGTAAACCCGTCTGAGGTCCGAGACACTGCAACTCCGCTGGGGGCGTTCTTCCGCAAGATCATGGCGGGCATCAAGAACATCCTCAACAAGTTGGGGCTGTCACCGAAAGATCTTACGTCGCAAGACATTATCGACCTTGCGTATGGCGCGGCGCAGTTGGAGTTGTCGGGGCAAGTTAAGGGTAAGGGCACCTCGCTCTCCCTATCAAGCGATAAGAACATCAGCCCGTTGGGGTTCTACAGCGCGTTGGAATACAACCTCTCACGCCTGCCGACCAAGTCGGCCACGGCGGCTGGCTGGAAGGACGCGATCAAGGGCCTGCTCAACAAGGGGCTAGTCAAAGCCGAAGAGGTCGAGTGGTCTGGCATCAACGACTGGCTCGATCTCACGGAAGGCAAGATCACCCGTGAGCAAGTGCAGGACTACCTAGCCCAAGGCGGCGTGCAGGTAGAAGAGACGGTACTGGGTAGAGCAAAAAAGAAAGATGATAAACCGTTAACTTGGGGAGAATGGTCGGAACCTGACGAAAATGGGCATAAAGAAATGAAAGCCTCTTCGGGGTCAAAAATTATTTACAAACCAAAAAATTCAAACAGCGGACCGGGGACGCCGCTAAGAGACGACTATGTAGTTATAGACTCGAATGGTCGGCATCAAGGTACAGTAAATGATCTAGAACACGCTAAACAAATTACTTCAGCGTTTGAATCTAGCGCAGGGATGGGTGTAACTCCTACTAGATATAACCGTAATAATCTCGTTCTCCCCAACGGTAAAAATTACCGAGAAGTATTGTTGACATTACCAAGTAAAAAAGTAAAAGGACGCAACTACGGACATTGGGAACAAAGTAATGTTTTAGCCCATACCCGCCTTAATGACCGCGTCGATACAGACGGTAAGCGCGTGTTGTTTGTCGAAGAAGTTCAATCGGATTGGGGGCAAAAAGGTAAAAAAGAAGGTTTTGTTGTTTCACTTCCGCCGCTTAAAGAACTACCAAATGATGTAGTAGTTACAAAAAAATACAATGCTACAATAGACGAAGTTGAATATATTAAAGCCGAATTTACACGAATTAATAGAATAATAACAAATTTATTTGATGCTGCGGATTTTAATCCCGAAAAACGTAAAAAATATAACGCTATTGTAGACGGAGAAAAAGGCGATAGATTCCTTGATCTTTCGCATAAATTTACAGATTTTAATTCCTATAACAGGATCGACCGAGTTCTAAATACGGTTCCTCATTCTGAGTTTTTAGAATGGCGTGAATTAATTAGAGAAATAGTTCCTACTGCGTTTGAAACAGACCCTTATGAATCGAGACAGATATGGGTTGCAATCCAAAGTAATGCACGAATTGGTACAGGCGAAACTAAAGAAGAAGCTAAAAAAGAGGCGCTTGACGTAATTAATGAAAATAGGAAATTTCCTGATGGGATTGCGTCCGCACCTTTTGTCACCAAGACCGAAGGCTGGGTGAACCTCGCACTTAAGCGCATAATGATCATGGCTGCGGAAGAAGGCTATGACAGCGTAGCTTTTTCTAACGGAAAGCAGAACGCAGATAGATACAATTTAGCTAATCACGTTGAATCGATACAAGTACTTAAGGAAGGGGAAGGATATTACGTCACCCCCACCGATAAAGATGGGTATGAATTTCCTCCACAAGAAGCTAAAAACGCCGCAGAACTTGAGCGTATGGTCGGTGTAGAATTAGCAAAAAAAATTGTAAAAGATTTTAGTGGAAAACCCAATGATAGTTTTACCGCTATGCAAAACGAAGATTTTGAAACTTATGCTGTTTATAATCAAAATTTAGAACAAATTGGCCCCAAATTTGATGATTACGATCAAGCCGCAGATTATGCAAAAGATCTTCTCGCTGGTAGAGTAGTTCCTCCTAGAGTGTACAGTGGTTTAGATTTGGACATTGGTGGTGAAGGCATGAAAACCTTCTATGACCAAATCATTCCTTCTGCGTTGAAGAAGCTACTGCCAAAAGTTGATGGTGGAAAACTTCGTAATGTTAATATTGATTTTTCTGGGGATGCGTCTAATAACGAAGAATTGCCTTGGAACATTGCGGCTGTTCGCCGGATAATTCAAAGCGGTGGGGAAGTATACGCAGTTACGCATTATGGGTCTGAAGAACAAATTAGATCGGAACAAGATTTAGAAGATATATTAGAATACGGAGAACCAAGAGGGTTTATATACGGCGATAAAGGAGAAACCCTTCCCCAACTCGGTTTCGACATTACCCCGGAGATGGTGTCCAAGATCGAAGGGGGCTTGCCGCAGTTCTCCCGCGCCCCGGAAGTCCGTGAGTCCCGCGCTCCCGGCGTTGTAGTCAACCCGCGTGCGCCATCGCCCAGCGTCATAGGCAACGGCACCGCACAGGGTCGGCAGCAGCTTGCCGACTACGCCTACGGTCGTATGGATACCGTGATGCGGAACACCCCGCAGTGGGGTAAGGCGACGATGGGCAAGGCGCTGGGCGAGTTGAGCAACATGCCCACCAGCGCGAGAAAGTTTGTCTACTACGCGGCACAGCTTCCGCAGTTGGCCGACATGATCGACAAGACCAGCCCCAGTGCAGCGGCCCGCATCCGGGATCTGGGGGAAGTCCTTGCTGCGCGGAAGACCCGTGCGGATAAACGGAAAGCGTTCATCGAGAAAATCCTGCTTGACGGCAAAGCGGCAGTGGAGAAGTACACGCCCGCGCAGTTGGCTAAGTTTGAAGAAGTGACGCACAACCTGAGCCGGGAGCAGATTGATCCGTGGGATGCCGCTAACAAGACCCACCCGCTATCTCGACAATTCTATGCGTTGCCGAAACCGTTGCAGGACATTTTTAGCTCGGTGGTCGCGGCGTACCGGCAGTTTGGGGATGAGTACCTCGACCACATGGAGAAGATCGCGGGGCCTGCGTTCTCTCCTGCGATGAAGATGCAGTACAAGATGCGGATGAAGCGGATCATGCCGTACCTCCCGTTGTTCCGCGAAGGCGACTTCTGGGTGGCGTACACCGACAGAACTGGTGAGGCTGTGGTCCGGGCGTGTGATACCGACCTTGAACGCAGTCAGGTGATGCGTGCAGCACAGGCGGCAGGGGCGACCGACATCCAGCCGTTCAAGCAATTGGCTGACATCAACCCCAACAACGTGAAGCCGACTCGGGAGTTCGCCCAGATTTTCAACCTGATGAAGGAAAAGGGAGTCGATGAGGCGGTGCAGGCTAAGGTCTACCAGACGCTCCTCCAGATGTTCCCGGCGAAGTCCATCATGCAGCAATTCCGCCCCCGTAAGGGGACGCTGGGTTACCGTGAGGACATCCTACGGAACTTCGCCATCGTGGGTTCCCGCATGGCCGACAACCTCACGCAGTTTGAGTTCACCAAAGACATCGACAACGTCTACAGCGACTTGGGCAAGGAACTGCTAAAGAGCGAGCGGTCCGGGGATGACGTTGCCGTTGACATGCTGAACGAACTGAAACAGCGGGAGAACTTCCTGCGGTATCCGGTGAACAGCAAGTACGCCAACCTCGCCGCGTCTGCCAGCTACAACCAATTTTTGCTGGGTAATATTTCCTCGTCGGTGATGAACAGCACCAGCTTGGTGATGAGTACGTTGCCTGTTCTCGGCGGCGAGTACGGCTACGGTAGGACCGCCGCTGCGATGTCGAGAGCGTTGAGCATGTACGCCAAGGGTGGCCGGGACGACAACACCTCACTCACTATCTTCGGTCGGCGGCTGTCCGACAAGACCTTCATGGGCGACTCGGCTCGGGGCAAGGCGTTAGAGAAATCCCGTCCTGACCTCAAGAAGCTCTACGACACCGCAATATCCCGGCAGGCTATCCACCGTTCCGTGGGGCTTGAACTCCACGATATGAGGAAGATGGCGCTGTCGGAATACACCGGCTCGTGGATGAAAATCAAAACGCTCTTAAGCTGGTTGTTCCAAAACTCGGAGCGGATGAACCGCGAAATTACTTTGCTTGCTGCGTATCAGTTAGAAATGGATGCGTTAGCGAAGCGCGGGATTCGCGGGGATGCGGCGACCAATCAGGCGATTGATAAAGCCATCAAGGCGATCACGTTCACCCAAGGCGTTGCCACCCCGGAGCTTGGTTCTCGGGCGCTTCAAGGCAATATAGGCAAAGTCATTGGTACGTTTAAGAAGTACCCCATGACCCAGCTTTACATGGTAGGCACGCTCTTCAACGATGCTATCCGGGGCGCAAGCGCCAAAGAAAAGCAGATCGCACAGAAACAGCTTCTGGGCATCATGGGTATGGGTTGGGCGTTTGCCGGGGTTAAGGGCCTGCCGCTCGTTGGCGGTATCTCATTTTTGGCCGAGATGATTATCGGCGACGATGATGAGCCATTCGACATAGACCAGTGGGCGCTGGAGTCAATGGGCAATCTGGGGTGGAACGGTCTGGTCAGTGATATGACCGGCCTCCGCATCAGCGACCGTGCGGCTATCGGCTCGTTCTTCCGTGAGGATAAAAAGCGGCTGCAAGAGCTTGGGTGGCAGTGGTATCTCGCGGAGCAGACCATTGGTGCGCCTGCCAGTCTGGTGAAGAATTGGATCGACGCGAGCGAACTATTCCAGCAAGGCTACACTTTGAAAGCGGCGGAACGCGCCTTGCCCCTGTTCATGAGCAACGCCATTAAAGCGGTTGATCAAGGCATCAACGGTATCGTCACCAAGGACGGCGTGCGTATTGCGGACGACCCGAGTACCAAGGACCTCATCATGCAGGGTATTGGGTTCCGAAAGGAATCGACTGCACGGGCGCAGGATGTCAACACTATCGAGAACCAAATCACCACAGCGGTTAACGCCCGCAGGACTCAGGTCCTCAATAACCTCTGGCGGTTCCGTAACGATCCTGAGCGGCTGGCAGAAGCCCGTGAAGCTAGGGACGACTTCAATCGCAGTCGGTACGGGCAGCTACCGAAAAACCGTATCACTGCCGAGACTATTGAGAAGTCCAAGAAGCAACACAAGGTGGTGGACAAAGCGGCGGCAGCGCACGCTGGTATGGCCCCGGACCAAAGGTACAAAGCCGCGTTCCGAGAGTTGGAAGAATCGGTGGACAGATAAAAGAAAACCCCGCTAAGAACGGTCCTAGCGGGGTTAAAACACAACGAACACAAAAAACAACAGAGGTGCGCGAAATATACAGGGCTATCCCAAGTTAGGCAACAACCCCTCGATCCCAAAGAAGTCTTCTTTCTCAAACGTAAACTCGTGGACCCGCACCGCCGGGGAGTCTGAGTTGGTCCCCTTGCCCATCCGCTTCTTGGTTTCACCGATATAAGTCCCCCGGTCCCGGAAGTCCTTCAGCAAATCCTTGGCGCTCACCTGCCGCTCCATGCAAAAATCTTTGAATGGTTTGGTGCCAATAAATATCCGCTTGGTATCCGGCTCGACCCGGACAAGTAGTTGTCGGCGCGGGGTTAGAATCGCCATTGGGGATAGGACCGACCGTCTGTCCATCACGGCGTTGATGACCAAGATGCTGTCTTGGTTAGCGTTCAAAAACTCACCAAGGATGTCGGCGGAGTCTGGTACTGCCTCGTTCATGTCCCGGCGCAACGATGGAATCAAGCCATCTATCACCCAGTCCAGCACAGGCTTAGGCGCAATCCCGTGAAGGTCTAAACTATGGGACACCGTGCCGCCGACTAGGTTGGCTGCAATGGTCGCCGCCCAGTACCGCTCCTTGCTCACCAGCCGTGCCCGCTTGTCGATGTACTCCTGCATGGCGATCTGTTGGCGCTTGATGTCGTCTCGGGACTTCACCACATAGTCCATGTACAGCGGGCCAGCAACGCCGAAGTTATTGGCGAGCGTTACTTCAAACAACTGATACGCATCCGACTTGCTCATATTGTTGAGTGAGTCAATTTTGTACTCAATAAGTCGCATTAGTTCGCCGTTCGCTGTGGCTTTACCAGAAGAGATTTTATCCGCGATAGAGGAGTTGGAAGTTGCCAGCGCGATGGTCGCCCATGTCGTGGTGTTCTTCCGCTCCATGTTCGACTGCGACTGCATCCGCCCCGGACCCTGCCCCTGAGACACCGCGTAGGCCAGCTTAGACGCCACCTCGGGCTGGATGTTGGTTAGCTCATCCATTGTATAGGGCAGGTTGTTGAGTACGCCGAGGCGGTGGATCTTGTGGGCGTAGGTGTCGCCCTCGGTGGACAGGAGCTTGCTCGGGTGCCCGTAGACGCTGTTGACCATCCGCATGATGGTCGTCTTCCCCGTGCCTGACTGCGCGTTGACCAGCGAGATCAAAGCGCCGTTGTACCCACTGAACTTCATCAGGGGCGCACCGAATGCGGTGAAGAACGCAAAGGCAAACGCTTCCGCGCCGGGGCGGCTGTACGGCTCCACGACCCGCTTCCAATTGTCCAAGGTGCCACTGCTGTACAGCAAGGAGGATACCGATTCGGTTATTTCGGATGGCGGGCTGTACCGCGTCTCCGACACGCCGATCTCGTTGGTGCCTAAAATAAACTTGGTGTCGCCCTCGGCCCAGCCCATCTGGTTGTGTAGCACCTCGGTGTCGAGCATCACTTGCTGCTGCTTGGCGCACGAGATGAGATACCACATCAGCCTGCTCAGGGCGTCGCCCGCGCTCAAGACACCATTGGCCGACAGCACCTTGCGTAGCTCGTCCTTGGAGGTCATAGCGGATAGCGGGATAACGAACTCCCGTGCCTTCTCCCTTGGTAGGTGCAGCCGTGCCAACGCTAGGTCGCCCCGGATGGAGTCGGTCATGCGCTTGACGAGGTAGAGGGAATGCTCGTAGACCATTTCCGACTCGTCGTTGTTCTGGATGTAAATAGCGCCAGATTTGGCTCTGAAATATGGGCTAGGCAGCACCGGGATGTCGTACTCGACAGGACTGCCGCCCTCCTCGATCTCAACGATAACTTCCTCATCGCTCCCTTGAACCTCAATGCCGAGAACGATGGGACTCTTAATTTTCCCCTTGTGTGGGCACCGCTTGCACCCGCCGGGGTTGTGAAACTCTATGGTCTCGCACTTGTATGGCTTGTCCACCAAGTCTTCTGACTTCCGCACCGTCGCCTCAAAGCTATAGCCCGAGTGCTTGTCAGAGATAGCGTGGATGCCGATTTCAAAATCAACGCAGTTCCGGGCGATGGATAGCCCAGCCCGCCACAGGTTGTAGTCCAGCCCTTCCTGATTGGTCGCGATGTGTACCAACTGCTGGCACCCGTCGCCACGGGACGAGCGATCCAGAATCAACGCGAACCGCTTTTGCTTGTCGTCAGACAGCGACTGCATCAATGGGCTCGGTCCCGCCTTCAGATAATCAGGCGGCTCAGACAGCAGCACCGTCACCCCGACACACTGCCGGATCTCATCTATCCCGGACGCCTCACCCTCAAACAGCACCCCCACAGGAACCGCAGGGTCGCGCTTGTAGTTGGACGTACCGGGGACCCGCAGGATGCGAGCGGCGTCGGCGGTGACTGAAGCGTCAGCGTGCAGCGCGTGTTCCTTGCACAGGGTCTTCAACCGCTCCGCGACCGGCTTCCACTCGGCCAAACGGATGGGGGCTTTTAACGCCCAATAAACATGGACCCCGTACCCGGAGGATACGATGGTCGGACTGGGTAATCCCGTCTTATCCAAGAAAGCCGCAAACGCTTCCAGCCCCGCAGTCTGGTCGGGGTAGTCCTTGGTCGGACCACAGTCGATGTCGAGGTAAAACGATTTGAGTACTTGGACGTTGATGGTCTTGCGACCAACCGCAGGATCTTCAAAGCTCGCACAAGCAAAATACGAGTTAAAATTCTCGGCGTCTAACTGAGATGATTTCTGAACAGCGTTGTCGATATTGTCGTAAAAATAGGTCTGGGGGTTATGGCCTGCTTTTAACCCCACTATGCAATACACCCCCTCCTCGGGGAGTACATGCGAGAGAAATTTCGTTGTGTCCATGTAAATTCTCTTACTGCGTCCATCCCCCACTCACCAATAGCGCAGTTATTTTTTCTCTGTAATGTTTTCTCGGTTCTACTTTGCCGGTGAACCACTTGTATATCGTCATTTTGGAGACCCCAAAATACTCCGCCATATCAATGGCGGAGATGTCTCGGCTAATACAATACCGGCCCAAGAGAACACCGAGGCTATCAGACGCGGAGCGGTTCACCTCCACGATTCGCTGACTGTAACCTCGGTTGTCCATTACTCGTCGTCCACTTCCGTAGCGCGTTTCTTGTTGGCGAACTTCGCCAATACCGCGCTAACGTCAGGTTTCGCAGGCACCACATCGGCGGGCTTCTTCGCCTTGACCTTCGGCTCCTCATCCTCGTCCACCTCGCCGCCGTTGGCCTTGATGGCGTCCTTCAGCGACGGTAGTGCCTTCTGGCCCTTGTCGGCCTGATACACCGTCAGCGTCACCGCCAGCTTGGCCTCCGGGGACTGCCCAAACTCAATCAACTTGGGCATCGCTTCCCGTGACGGGAACCCAATCGGCGAGAAGAACATCTTCGGGGTGTCCGCGTCATCGTCGAACGAGATGCGGGTGATCAAGCGGTCGATGCTGTGGTTCTGGCTCGCAACGTACTTGAAGTACTGCTGGTAAGGCATGTGGGCAATGTCGCCCTTGCCAAACAGCGAGGTCGCGGGCAGTTCCAGCATGTGAACGCCGGAGTCCAGATCGTCCGCCAAGACCACCGCGATGCGCTGCTTGAACCGGCAGGCGCGGGTCGTGCCCTGACCACTGCCAGCGATGTTCATCGGGCAGTCGTTGCAGTTGCTGTGCTGCGGGTTCTCCACACTGGGGTGCGGGGCCTTGCTGTCAGCCGACCAGCAAGTCGGCGGCGCGGCATCCGCAGTCGGGTCGTAGGTCCCGGCGTAGTAGGTCCGGGAAACGTCCTTTGCCACGTTGACGATGACTACGTCAAGGGCGTCCTTCTTCTTCGCCACTTCCTCACCGTTGACGATCAGGCGGAACACCTTGCCCCGGATAGAGATGCGCTTGTTAGTGCCCCCCATCCTCTGCATCAGACCCTTGGTCAGTTCAGACTGGCCTTCACTACGGATGTAGTCGGGCACCATACCAGCATTAAACGGAATCATATCGCTCATCTTAAATCTCCTTAACTTTTCTTACGAATGGTAATTGCGTACTCTTTGTCCATATTCAGACCCTCGGGATGGAGATCGGGATTCTCCTCCATAAAGGTCTTCATATTCGTCTGGTGGATACGCTTCTCCAGAAGTTCAAACGCATCGTTATCCTTCATAAACCGATGAAAGGCCGACCAGTCGTTGGTCCAATACTTGGTCTTGACGGTGCGGATAACGGTGCCGTAGTTGGTGCGGATGCTGTCCGCGCCTAGTTCCTTACACAGGTCGTTCATCGCTGTGGTGAGCACCTGCATTTCTTTATCAAGTTGCTCAACTTTGAGCGCCACATTGCGCTCAAGCTCCCGCTTCTCATCGCGTAGAGCGACGTAAGCCTCTACGAGGGTGTCAACCCCGTATTCATTAGATTCCATGTTTTTACCTCGTGTTTGTTGTCGTGCGAATCGAATCTTAGGAAACTAAATTTACTCTGTCAACTCCTGATTGTACAAATCGATCAACTTTGTATGGTCGCCGAGTTTGTCTCTTAGCATGGCGTAGAGGCGGTTCTCCACTTGCGAGCCCGCAATGTGGATGACGGTCATCGGGTTCTTTTGTCCCTGCCGGTCGATACGCGCATTCGCCTGTAGGTAGGTCTCGATTGATGTACAGGGGGCGTACCAGATGATGGTGTCGGCGGCGGTCAGCGTGACCCCGTGCGCCGCAGCGGCGGGCTGGATGACCAACACTTTCAAATCATCTTCCCCGTTGGTTTGGAACCGCTGGATGATGTCGTTGCGCTTGGTCGCGGATACATCCCCGGCAATCACTTCGCAGGGGATGTGTTTGCTGTCGAGATAGTTTCTTAAAAGGCTGATGGTGTGCGAGAACGGGACGAATACCAGCACCTTGTGCGACGCCTCATTGATCGCCTCCTCCACAACCTTCAACCGATTGGACACATCAAACTCGGCGGTTGCCCCGGAGTTGGTGTAGACCGCCCCGCCCGAAATCTGCAAGAGCTTGTTGATGTTCACCGCGACGTTGGCCGAGGTAATCTCCTCTTCCCCGGCGGTCATCAAGAAATCCTTCTTGAGGATGTCGTAGTACTTCTTCTGCTGCGCCGTCAGCGGGGCTTCCCGGTCGATGTATGTGATCGGCGGCAGGTCTAGGCAATCTTTTTTGGCAAACCGAATGGCAGGCTGCAAAGCCGTGTGAACTTTCTGCGCCGCGTCCACCTTGGGTATCCACTTGAACCGACTGATCTGAGTCATCACCGCATCCTTCCACGCGCCAAAAAACTTAGGCACCGTGTCGGGCGTGCATAGTTTGGCAAGCCCATAAGCGTCGGCAGGGGACTGCGCCGCAGGGGTCCCGGTCATTAGCCACAGCCAGCGGTCTTCAGTCACTAATTTTTTCATCACCCGCCACCGCTTGGTGGTCGTCGTCTTATAGGCGTTGGCCTCGTCAATGATGATGAGGTCGAACTTGTTCTTGGCAATGGCGTCGGCGACAATTTCCACCCCATCAAAATTTATGATGACGTAGTCGTAGTTACCTTCGATAATTTTTTGGCGCTTATCTTTTGTGCCGTGCGCGATACCGACAGACCTGTGCGTAGCGAAGTTGAACAGGTCGCGCTGCCATGCCGCCTGCATGATCGACAGGGGGCACACGACCAGCACGCGCCGAATGTACTTCCACTTCATCAGGTAGTCGGACGCCCAGATAGCCGCCCCGGTCTTCCCCGTGCCTTGCTCGTTGAAGCAGTACGCCCTCGGATGCAGGGTCAGGAACTCCCCGGTATCACGCTGGTGTTGGAACGGTGTATACAGCCCCGGCCAGTCGTAGTCCCGGAGGATCGGACTGGGGACATTTTTAACTTCTAATCTAGTCAACTGCTGGGCACGTTTTAAGTCCCATTCAACGGCAACGGTGGAAATGTCGGCTTCTTGATCTACTACTTGGCTCTCCTCAATTACGTCTGTGATTTTGTTTGGGTTTCGTGTGCGTACCGCTAAGTACTTGTTATCTATTATTTCCATTTATTTTATGTTTCGTATTTAAAGTATTTACTTAAGTGTTTTGCGTATTTAACAGAATTTCTCTTGTACAGTTTGGCGTTAACACACGCTTTGCATGTTGCTTGGTGCCCATCTTTAGTTTTTGATTTATGTGAGTATGATTCAAGATTTTTATTTTCTTTACATACAGGGCATTGTTTTACACCGTATGAAACATATGGATACCCAAATGACATTATTTAAATACCACTATTGCGCTAGGGAACGGGGCGCTATTTTTTGCGCCTCCAAATTTAAGTCGGCCCCGGATGAACGTCACTTCTCCGTAGGGAAGCACATAGTCGTGCCACCATGCGGTGTCGGTCCGGGCTGGGAGCAGGCACACAACAAGAGCCCCGTTGTCTCGGGCGCTTTCGTAGGCTTTCTTCACCCAGTATTTAATGTCGCGCCCGTAAGGGGGGTTCATCCAACATCGGCCCATCCAATATTTGGTAAGGCCGTTGTCTTCCTTTGTATAGAAGTCTGCACACTTGGCGTTTTCTGCGGTCGCGCAAACATCCAAGGTGAATCGATAGGTCGCCATTAACTTGTCAAAGAAATCTTGTGGAGTCGCCCACTCATCCGTGGCGCTGCTGAAGTGTACGGTGGTGTCCATTACTTCTTCTTCCGCGAGACGTTCTTCTTAACCGTGTGGTCCGCGTTGCGGTAGAAGCTCCGGTTGTCGCTCGGAGACTCAAGGCGCAGATTAGACAAAGAGGAGTCGCCACCCTTGGACAGTGGCTTGATATGCTCAATGTCTTTCCCTTTGCGTTTAATAACCTTGCCGTCCTTGCCGGGGTTGTCCATCTCATACCGTGCCCTTGCTCGCGCTGCACGGGAAGGGTTCTCGTCTCTGGCCTTCTGCTGTTGATACTCTTTTTTATAAGGTCTTGGTTTGTTGGTGTAAGGCATTTACCTTCTCCCGTTGTGTTCACAATCAGTTACAGGACAAAATTTTCTACAGGTAAAATTAGGGCTCGGGTTCCAAGTGTCGTTCTCAAAGCACGCATCAAGCTGGTCAGTAACTTTGAGCCAAGGCTTCCAAAGATGTGCTTGGCTGTCGCGGATGATTTCCACCTCGATAAACTCTTTGCTGACAACGAACAGCAACCCAGCCCGCACTATCTGCACATCCGGGAAGTGGGCAAAGATAGCCAGCGCCAGAAGCTCAAGCTGTGCGGTGTCGGCGTAGCGGGCGCTCTTGCCGGTCTTGTAGTCCACCAGCACCGCCTCTTTACCGTTGATGGCGAGGAAGTCGGCAATGCCGCGCCACCACACGCCCTTATCCATGAACCCGCAGGCGTCGAGGTCCTGCGTCAACCCCATCTTATGCTCGTAGTACTTATCCCCCGGCGACTCGATCAGTGTGTCCACATACTGTTTGATGTAGATAAACTTCTCCGGGATGGGCGTACCGTCCCGGCCATACTCTTCTGCCGCTTTGTGAACTTCATTGCCGTAGATAAGATGCTCTACATATTCATCTTCTTTGATGTCTTTACTTACCCGCAGTCGGTAGTATTTCCGGGGGCACTGCTTGAAAAGATTGATAGAGGAATAAGACCACGTTGCCATTTTTGTCCGCCTTTAGCATTCACCGTAGTTCCTTCCAATACCACTCTCGCAATTCAAAGGCAAGCCCTCTGCCCAGACGGGCGTTTCGCGGAAACACTCCTCGATGAACGCCTGCGCCCGCTCGGCTTCTGCTTCCGGGGCGACGATGGCAATAGCGTCGTGGACCGTCATGACGGGGCGGTACTCGTATGAGATGTTGACCATCTGCTCGGCTATGACGCACCGCGCTATAGCCTGCGTGACGTTCTCAATCACCTTGCCACCGTAGATCCGCGTCCTGCCGTTCCGGGTCTTGTAGCTGAACTGCCCCTCGGAGTCCTTCTGCAAGTCGTCATACCCCAGACTGTATCCGCTCGGCAGCACGAAGCCATCCGCCCCAAGATGCAACGCCTCCGGTCGCACGCCGATGGGGGCTGTTCTGCCCTCCAACATCGCCTCAAGGCACCGCTGGCCCTGCTTCCACAGCGCCGGGATCGCGGAGTATGTTTCACGGTAAACATTGATGATGTTCTGGCATTCCTCCAACTCCAACGTCACGCCAGAAGTTTTGAGGGACGATTGAAACTTCGCAGCACCAAGGCCGTACCCACAACCAAGTACTACCGTTTTGCCTAGAAATCGTTCCTCCTTATTAATTTCATCAATAGGCTTGTTATAAATTTTAGACGCCATGATTTTGTAAACGTCTTCCCGGTTGGCGAACGCCTGCACGAGGTCATCCTGTCCTGCCAACCACGCCAACACCCGCGCCTCGATCTGGCTGGAGTCGCAGTCGATGATCACATGGCCCGCCGGGGGCAGGATGGCGCTCTTCAACGTACTGTCGCCCCGGCTTGGGAGGTTCTGGAGGTTGAGCTTGTCGGTGCCACCCCACCGGCCAGTGTGGGCCGCATAGTAGCGAAGGGGAACTGGTAAGGACCCGCGCTTGGCAATGCCGATGAACCGCTCGGTGCGCGTCTCCTCAAGCGTAGATCGGGTGCCCAACCGCGCCGCTACCACAGCTTGCACCCGCTCGTCAGGATGCTCCAGCAACTCCTTCAGCCCCTCGTCGGACTTAGCCAGCGCGTAGGTCTCCTTGCCCGTCGTCGGACTGATCTTCAGCGGCGGTTCTACGCCCAGCCCCCGCAGGAGGTCGGCAAACTTGGGGTTGGAGTTAAGTAGCTCAGGCGTACTCTCGCACGCTTGCAATAACTCGTACTTGCGCTCGCGCACTTCTTCAAGGTGCTGCTCCAGCAACGGGAGGTCTAACTCCAGCACCGGCTCGCTGAACATCTTGATCGTCAAGTTAATGACTTGAAGCTCCCCGGTGCGCGTTAACGCAGAAACCTTGTCGATGTAAACATCGAGTAGACTCCGGGTCAGGTCGCAGTCGTTGCGGCAGTACGCCCCATACCGCTGAAGCTCGTCCGGAGTGAAGTCCTGTCGGCGCTTGCCAAGCGCATTGATGACCTCATCCCCCTTGGCTCCCAGCCCGTGTCGCTCGGCAGCGGCCTTGAGGCTACCGCTAACCTCCAGCCCGTCTATCGCCCGCGCCAGACTGAGCGTATCGACCCACATGTGGGGTCGGATGTCGAAAATCCACGATAAAATTGCGGCGTCGAACATGGCGTTATGTGCAACGGCGGCGGCGTTGTGCCAGTCGTAGGTGTTGAGAAAGGTTTTGGTTTCTTCCCGCGTTCCGCTGAACCACTGCGCGTCTTCGTCGTTAACCTTGACCCCCACGCCAATGACTTCAAACCGTTCGTCGCGGATGTACTCCTCCGTTGTCACCTTTGACAACGAATACTCCCGGTCGTAGTAGGTTTCAAAGTCGATTGTTAGGATCTTCATTGCTGTTGTACCTCTTACCCCGAATCCAAGACGTTGCTATCCACTTCTGCCCGCTGATGATAGGAAGTCCTGCATGTTGGGTTTTCATGTTTAAGTCGAAAATATATTTATAGTCAAAAAACAACGCCGCACCTTGCTTGGGCACGATGCGAATGTCTAGCTTTGTGAAGTACGTTTCTCCCCCTTCAAAGTCGTCGTTGAGGTAAACAATCAATGTCGCAATGCGGTCGTTGGGGTCCTCATGGATACCGGGGTGTGTGAAGAAATCCTCATGGGGTTTGAACTCCTGCCCAACGTCATACCGCTGGATCTGCGGCTCCTCTAAATTCTCTGTAGTGAACTCATCGAGAAACCAGAAGAACGGTTTAACTACTTTGTAGTTCCTGTCAGTTAAACCAAACCGATTCTCCCTATCATAGTGAGTATGGCAAGTTCTCCACTCACTTTGAATAGATTTCTTAGTCGTCCCGTCATACCCCAACGCAGGCTCAAACGTAATCCCCGAATTTAAGATTGCATCGCATTCCTCCGGGGTGTACAAATTTTTAAAGATAAAAATCTTTGGCTCTGCTTTGATGATATCAACGTCAATCATTCCTCCTCCCTCCACTTTTCTGCCAGCATTGCATCAGCAATCTCGTAAGCGTGCCTCGCAAGACTGGATGGATAATTGCCACCAGCAGAAAGCACTCCAGCTATCGCCTTGGCCGCGAAGTAATCGCGGAGCGTCATGCCTTCCTCCATCCAGTGCCCCGGTTTCGTCGGGAACGCTGGCCCACCTGTGGGTTTACTCATGTGTTCCCCCTTGCGCGGATTAAGTCTTTTGCCCACCGCATCGTATACCCCCCCACTTGAAGGCTACCCATCCCCTATCGTCGTCGGGCAATGGGGTGCTATCTGAATACTCAAACTCCCTCTCGTCGCCGTCCTGCCGCACGCAGAAGCCGCCCCTGTTTGTCTTCTGTATCTCTGCGTCATACGGATTGCCGAACTCGTCGATTGCCCAGAAGATGTCGTTCATCGTCGGCGCAACTGCCAGCCCGACCCAGCCGCTACCGGGAAAGCGGAAGTAATAAGCCAGCACCCTACTCATCGTGTTCCTCCAGCGGGGGCATCATTTGCGAGTAGTCAAAAAACTCGCCCATGCAGTCGGAAATGCTTATGAGTGGGCCTTCAAAGCGGACGACCCGGTTGTTGTAGGTGAACGCTTTTTGATGGACTTGCGCCTTGCCTTTCACCCAGTCCAGCCCCAGTCGGGTTATCCGCCATCTACCGCTGGACCGCTTCTTTGTGTCGTCGTTTTGTTGGCCCTCGATCAACCCCCACCACCGCAGGATGGTTAGCTGGCTGCTACGAAGAAGCCAGCGCGGGGCCATTTCTGGGACATCCACCCATGAGCCATCGGCGGTATGACTCGCCAGCCAAGCGGCGGCGCGTGCCATCGTCTGGTTGATCGTGCGGCCATACACCTTGCCCCAGCGGTCGCAGCAGGGGCAATGCCCCCCGTTCGCCCCAATGGTCTCGGCCCAGTCCGTCCTAATTTCCTCTAAATAATTACTCATGATTATGCTCCTCCAGTTCTTCCGCTAATTTATCCGCCTTCAGCCGCAGTTCGTTCAGCCGTTTTTTCTTGCGGCGCAACTCCTTCTTCTCCTTCTCGGTCAACTCCGGCGGCGGCTCGGTATCAGGCCGCGCCGGGGCATACACCGGCTGCTCACCGTCGAGGT